AGAACATTTTTATATCATAAGGATGAAGAACCTATAATTGTTTATGCTGAAGATGCAAAAGACTGGTATGCGAAAGGTTGGGAAGATACACCAGCAGCATTTTTTGATATGAAAAAACATGGTGTTGATCCTGATAAGATGCCAGAATTACATAAAGAAATTGACAATATTAAAAACCTTGTGAACGATGATTTAAATCTTGAAGCAATGGACGCCAAAGCGTTAAAAGGTTATTGCGACAAATATCTTCCAGGTGCTGAATATAATAAATATGCAAGTGCCGAAGATATGCTGGAATTCATCAAAGAACAACGCGAAAAATCCGAAGAAATCGACGATATAATTCTGAGTGATGACAATGACAACAGCGCTGAAGATAATTAATAGAGCATTCCAGAAAACAGGGATTAAAGCAGCAGAAACACCGTTAAAACCGTCAGAATTAACAGATGGGCTTGACGTTCTAAATGATTTGATAAAGTCGTGGGGCGCTTCAGGTCTACTGGTGGGCGTTGCTCCTGTTCAAGATGTTGGCGACGATCTCAACGAACCAGACGAAGCAACGTGGGCATTAAAGGCTAATATTGCGGTAATTATAGCGGGTGAATATAGAATAGAAATTACTCAGAGTATGGCTGTTGATGCTTCACAGTCTAAAAATCTATTAATCACAGCTACTGCTAATCTAAATGATACCGAATATCCTTCAACATTGCCGATTGGATCAGGAAATCGCAATCAATATGGTTATGGTTATGATCGAGACTTTTTTCCAGAAAACGATAAGGAGAATTTTTAATGAATCCTAAAACAATGGTTTTACTGGAAAATGCTACATCAAGCCAAACAAGTGAATCTTTTCAGTGGGCTGGAACTAGCAAAGGGTCAATACAATTAGCTGGTGTTTGGGATGGGGCAACGGTGACAATGGAAGGGTCTTTAGATGGGGGCTTGACATGGGGTACAGTAACTAATGGCATTAATACCAGTGATAAATTAGAAGATTTTGGCGGTGGTTATGGATTAGTCAGAGCCGTTTTGAGTGATGCGGGCGCAGGCACAAATTTAAAAGTTATGTTAACACCACCAGAAAGGAACTAATGAGGCAAGGAAGTTCAGAAGGCTCAGCCATAATAGTATTTGACGAAGGTGTATCACTTACAGAAGCCTTAAAATCAATGGATTTTACAGGCACAGGCGTAACAGTTACCGAGGGTGCTGATGGTGTAATAACTATTGATATCCCATCAGGCGGTGCAGGTTCTGGTACTGGTTGGGCTGGTACAGTAGCTAATTTTGCAGCATTACCAGCGGCGGGTGATCATAGCGGTGAGGTTTACCGAGTTACCACTTCATCTGGATTGTTTTGGGCACATAGGAAAGGATTTTATGACTCTAATGGTACTGTTTGGACTAGACAATCTGACCCAACATTTACTGTCTTGGATGATGAAGCAACAATTTATGATGATGCTGATAATACTAAAGCAATGAAGTTCCAAGTATCCACAGCACCGACAAGTACAACTATATTAGTTTCTTGCCCTACTGAAAACACAGCGTTACAAGACGTAAATACGAACAACGATCACAGAACCGGTGACGGGTCAGACTACAGTGACGACACACTAAACCACGGCTATGAAAGTTTTGCTAGTTCTGAGACTGCTGTAAATATGACGTCGACTATGTCTGATAATAGTTAGGCAGCAATAATATTGGCGTTTTCAATTGTTGCCGGTGGCGGAGGTGGTGGCCCAGAATTGAGAATTGTAGACGGATTGACAGGAACACTTGTAAATCTTAGAGTCGTAAACGGATCAACAGGCTCAGAGGTAGATTTTAGAATTGTAGACGGATCAACAGGGACAGAGGTTAATACTAGCGGGACATAATTTAAATAAGGTGTTTTATGGGTGATAATATAGGGGCTGATTTTTATGCATGGGTTGGTTTATCAACAGATGCGAAACCGTCAGGTGCAATCCGGGGACAACGGGCAATTGAAAGAGATACAGGTGATGTATACGAATGGCGGGGTGATGAAAATAAAAACGGTTCTTGGATTAAAATATTAAGGGGTGATGGATCAGTAGATATTAATATCCAAGATCAAACGACAAGACCAATTCTTGCAAAATTTAACAGAGTCCAAAATAGTACAACTTTATCAGTAGCAGCGGTTAAGAACGCCACAACAATAACAGTAGCAAGCGCCACCGGATTTGTTGCGGGCCGGTATATTATATTATTTGAGCCAAGTACCGAGAATTTTAGTTTTTACACTCAAATCGGTGCTCCTGCGGGTAATGTTATAACACTTGATACACCACTTGATTTTAGTTATGGAATAGGGACGTTTGTAGATTCAGCAATAACAAACCTTAACGCAAACGGGTCACTTTCAACGCCTGTTACATTTGGATTGCGCGGGACAGGATCACCACCAGGGGTCGATATATCTGTTGATATAACCCGCTTGATTTTTCATTGCATAACATCGGGGGCGGTTGATTTATCGACATTTGGTGACTTAACAGCACTTACTAATGGTCTTGTTTTACGAAAAAGAGATGGCGATTGTATAAATATATTCAATGTTAAAACCAATGGCGAAATAGCAGGGATAATGTATGATTTTGATGTAACAGCATCAACAAACCCACAACAGGGAGTTGACGGGTTCACAGCGCGATTAACATTTGCAGGGACAAACAAAATAGGGGTAGCGGTCAGGCTTCCCATAGGCGACGATTTAGAAGTAATAGTTCAAGATAATATATCAGGGATAACTCTTTTAGAAATAATGGCTGAAGGTCATATAGTTGAGGATTAAATGGGTCAAAGAATACCAATTCCTTTAGGATCAGGTTCATACGAAAATACGTCAAAGCCCTTTAGCGCTCAAAGATGTGTAAATATGTATGTTGCCGCAGCCAGGGACTTATCATTAAACGACACTCAATTAATTGGCTCCCCGGGTATTTCCCAATTTTCAACAGTCGGGAATGAACCAAGCCGGGGCGCTTCTGTAATGGGATCGCTGTATTATATTGTATCAGGGCAAAAGTTATATTCAGTTGATGAATTTGGAACTGTTATCGATTTGGGAACCATAACCGGAACGAAGCGCGTATCAATGGCGAATAATGGCGAAAAACTTTGTATTGTTGTCCCAGGTGGTAACTCATATGTTTGGAATGAAACCACAGATACACTGGCACAAATAACAGACGTTGATTTCAGGGTATCCGATACAGTTTGCTTTATTGACGGTTTTTATGTTTTTACCGAAACAGATTCAAAGATATTTTTTAATTCAGCTCTAAATGATCCATTATCTTTTGACGGTTTAGATTTTGGTTCAGCAGAATTGGCGCCAGATAATAATGTAACATGTCATGTTAATTCAGATGAATTATATATATTAGGGCAATGGACAACAGAACTCTTTCAAAATATTGGTGGGTCCGGTTTTCCATTTCAAAGGGTTCAGGGCGCGAGTTATGAAAAAGGTTGTCACGCTAAACATTCAGTAATTGATTGGGAAGATGATTTTTATTTCCTCGGCGGGGGTAAAAACGAAAGAACAACAGTTTATAAAGCTGGTACCACTTCAGACCCTAAAAATATAAGTACCGATTCAATTGATTTAGCAATCCAAAAATTTGACGATGGAGAAATAGCAGAGGCGTTCAGTTTTACATACTCAATCAATGGGTTCTCATTTGTAGGGTTTACAATCCGATCGGTGAACATAACGTCAAGAACATTTGTATATAATATTACAGCCAGTGAATTTTTAGGCCGTTCAATATGGTTTGAACAGCAAACCGGAATATCAGAAAATGCGTGGGGGGTTCAATCGGTTGATTTTGTTTTTAGCAAATTTCTGGTTTCTGATATCAACGATGGAAAGATTGGAGTACTGGACCCTGATTTATATACAGAATACGGAAATGTAATATTAGCATTAAAAACGCTTCCACCTTTTTACGGTGATAGCAACCCTATATTTATGGACTATTTAGAATTAACAGCAGATGCCGGACAAGGGCTTGTTATTGGACAAGGATCAGACCCACAGGTTATGTTAGATTTTAGTGACGATGGTGCAAGAACTTGGAGTTCTGAGTTTTGGAGTCCATTAGGTAAAATTGGGGAATATTTCCGTAGAACAGTTTGGAGAAGATTAGGCCGTGTTCCTGATCATAGCATTTATCGTTTCAAAATAACCGATTCATTCAAAAGAGTATTGATTAAATTAAGCGCGGGGGTCACTAGTGGCATTTAAAGGAC